AGTCATAAGGGGTTATCCCCTATGTTTAATCTAGGGACAGGGTTAGTGTAGTGATTTGAAAAGTGTCACCAGCAGTAACCGCCGCAGACGAAGACAACGCACCAGTCCACAAAGCATTACCCGCAGTCGAAGCATCCCACGCAGACCAATGCGTAAGTGTTTCCGTTGAAGCAACGTTAGTCCATTCAAGAGTCGCTGATGTCGCAATGGAACCAGATGCTGCTGAAGCCCAAGCAGAAGATTTGCGTGTTGTTTCGCCAGCAGCGTTAGATGTCGCAGCCTCACCAGGGTCGCCTGTATGTAATTTGATATACACAGTTGTCGGCATGGTCCAAGCAGTCTTGCCTGTTGTGTGCTCCAAGATTTTCAATTCAGCGTAGTTAGAGATAGACATATAAACCTTTCAACGTGACGAGTATAGCAAAAGCAAAAGCCCCCTGCCGAAGCAGGGGGCTAAAGCAATGTCTGATTTTATTAGACGCTGTTAGCACCAATGCTTGACGATGACTCGATTCGACGAAGCGAAGCCTCGCGGAAGCGACCATAGCCGCCGAGCCAGTACCAACCAAGTGGTTGCAAACGCATCAAGATGTCTGTGACGTTGCCACGAACAATCTTTGGTACAGCGCCGTTACCGTCTTGAACGCTGTAAGCCTTAGCAAGAGCCTGACGACCCATGATGTGTGTGCAGTATGCATCTCCTGTACCTGCTGCACCTGCACCGTTGAAGGCGTTGGTGAATACTTTGGCGCGTGGGGTTTCGATGAATCGTACTGATTCAAAGAGACCAATCTCGCCATTGTAGATACCTTCTGGGTTAACGTAGTTGGCTGGTGTACGCCATGCTGCTACGTCTGTGTTCGAACGGAAGTCGTACGAAACGTCTGGGTGGATGAAGCCAATGTATGAACCATTGAAGGTTGCAACGTTTGCACCGCGTAAAGCAGCAACCTGCTTGCGGATGTCGTTTGCTACCAAAATGTCATCTACTGCCATAGTAACGCGGCTTGTTGGGACTGATGCGCCGCCAGTCGCGTATGCCACGTTGGTTCCTGCGGCAAGAACTTCACGGATAACTTGGTCGATTGAATCGCCAGCGTTGTATCCGATGATGTTTGCTGCTGCTGAGTCAACATCCAAGAATGCTGTTCCGCGGAGTTTCGCTGTTGTTACAACTGCGTTGCCGTATTCAGCCAAGGTAACTGTTACCTGACTGTCTGAGAGCGCTACTGGAGTTACGTCAGTTACTTCGTTCAGTGTTGACGTTGCTGCTGCAATGTCGCTGAAAATTGTGAATGTGACGCCAGTTCCAGGCATTGCCTGTTGGACTGGTTGTACGTCTGCTGCCTGGTCGAACAAGAGTTCTGAACGCAATGCGAAATACGCAAGACGGTCAAATGCTACCTGGTCTACTGACAGAGACGAGAGTTGGGTTTCGCCTGCCATGATTATTTATTCCTTTTGTTTTGAGGGGGTTATTGTAATTGTGATGCCCGTGCCTCAGACAAAATTTGGTCTACTTCTTGCGGCGACCTTGCTTCGTTTAACCTTCGATTCCAGTCAACTGGCGGTTGTGCTGTTTGGCTACCTGCCGCAAGTTTTGCGGTTCGTTGCCAAGCCTGCGTTTCGCTCGGTGTTGGTTGTGAATCTGGGGGACTAATCAATTGCGCCTCTACAGCAGCCTGACGAATCGCATCTGGGGTTAGGTCGCCATCGTATGCTTTAACGAAATATTTTGACATCGGTTGAAGCGGGTCAATGCCTGCTTTAACAAATGCTAATTCTCGTTTCGCTGACTCGGCTTCCGCTACCTGCTTTCGTAGGTCTGCGGTTTCCTTTTCCAATTGCTTCATCCTTGCCCTAACTGGGTTTCGGGTTTCGGATTCTTCTATCTGGTCTTCGCTGTCGTAGTTGTCAAACTCTGACATATGGCACGCTCCTGTTTCTGCCCACATCGCAACGGAGGGTTGTGATGGCTGCTGTTGATTTGTCACCCCGAATTGCGCCGCACAGACTGGGGGATTCCTGTGAAGGTAATGAAACTATATACGGTCCTAAGACCGTTGTCAACTATTCTCCGACTGTGGTTAGCCCAATGTTGCGGTTGCCTGTTCCAACGAATCCGCCGCCTGCTTCGAATCCTGCTTGTCGGCGGCGTCGGCGACGAGCAATACGTTGCTGTGCCGCTTGTTCGTTTGTGAAAGTACCTGCCAAGATGTCTTCTTGGGTAATTGTTTCCTCACCTTGTAGCGGTCTAAATAGCCCTGCTGATTGACCAAGTTGGGTGAAACCTTGTTGTGCCATCTCGGTGGTCACACCTTGCTGGGCAAGGGATTCTGCTTGGGTTGCTGTTAATTGCATCCCGCCTTGACCTTTGCCTGCTGCGGCGATACCTGCCGCACGTACTTTGCGTTCGATTTCTTGACCAGAACGTACTGGGTCTAAAACGTATGCGGCTAGGTCTGCATCTTGTAAATCTGGGACAAGCATTTTAAGTTGGTTCAGTACTTCGGGCGCCGAATTTTTTACAACGTTGTAGCCTTGTTGTATACGGTTGCTGTATTCAACTGCCGATATGTCGTTGGCTATGAATTGGGCGAAGTCGTCTTGGGTGTCATAGAATCCGCGAGGCAAACCAAGGTTTTTATTTACTGTGCGATATGACTGTTCTTGGCTAATGTATTCTGCTTCGGATAGTAGTGGCAGATTCTTTTTCGCACGGTCAATGTTGCCTTTGAATCTTATTTGATATTCGGGTGTTTCGCGGACAGCACCAAAAAGTGCGTCTGTGTTTTTGATTAAAGATGGGTCGTTTATGAGTGCACCTGATAGTGAACCGTACAATGATTCTAAGCCGTATCGTCTAAGGATTGCTTTGAGTTCGTTGCCTGCCGACCCAGCCAATGTTGTTGTGCCTGGGGGTGTGGCGTATTGTGTGTTGTCTTGGCTGTCAGTATCTGCGGCTGCTTTTGCTTCGCCTTGTTGAACTAAAATGTTTAATGCGTTAAGAGTGTCAACGGCACCACCTTCCGCACCAGCAGCAAGTCGGTCAATATAATCTTGTGTTGCACCAGAAAAGTTCCCACCCGCCTTTGCTGCGGCAGCGTCGATAGCAGCGGCTTGCTCTGCCGTGAATTGTCCACGACCGTTAGGGGCATCAGGCGTACCCGTGCCATCATCAATCAAAGGTCCAGGACCAGGACCAGTCCAATTAGGGTCACGAATCAAAGCCATTAGCCGAGCACCTTTCCGAACCCACGAACAATCATCGAACCAGCATCACGGAACAGGCTTTTAGCCTCATCGGTTTCCATGTACTCTGGCAGACTACGCACAAAACGACTCCACTCAGTCCCAGTCATCAAACGTGCCTCATTAGTGTTCGGGTCAACATAAGACAACAATTTACCCCATTTATTAGAATCAGAAAAATCTATCGTCTCAGGGTCAACACCCAAAGTCGCAGCAGCAAGAGCCTTGTAGGTTGCTGTAGCCTGCGTAATAGTTCGACCAGCCGCCAACTGTTTAGCCAAAGACGGATACAAGTTTTCTGCGTCCATCCTCATGTTTTCTTTAATCTGCTCAATAGTCATCGTCTTGCCAATTAGCCCCTGAGTATAAGCATTGACGTCACTATCAGACAGTTTCAACCCGTAATCGTTGGCGAGTGAACGAATACTTCTAGCATCCATACCGCCTGTGATTGCCGCTGATGGTGTTGCTGATGTCCCTGCTGCACCTGTTTTAAGAATTTCTGCGCCAACATAACGCCCAATTTCGTCGGTGTTCCAACCATATTTGTAGGCTTGTGTAGCAAGATTCGCTACGGCTGCTTCAGGTAATTTGTAGCCTTGTTTGCCAACATAGTTACTTATCTCTATGCGTTTAGCCTCAATGTTTGTTTTCTGTGTCGCAGGGTCGGATGCTGCTTCTTCAACAAATGCACGTTCTTTGGCTTCAGTTGTTTTCCACCATGCGGTTGATTTAACAGCGTTAAGAAATCTGTCTTGAGGATACTTAAATTGAACTGCTTCGTCGACAATCTTTTTTAAATCTGGGATAGCGTCATAAAGGTCAACAATCCAACCGTATTTGCTTTTAGCGTATTCTTTCCAAGAATCATCAGGTGATGCTTTGGCTTTAGCAATCATGTTTTTGTAAAGTTTTGGATATTTTTTGATTGCTTCTTCAAGTTTTCCGCGCACAGTACTATCTGGATAGCGGCGTGCTACTTCGTCTAAGAATTGTTGGTCGGCGGCGTCTTGTGAAAACATGATTAGCCTTGTAATAGTTGTGACAGAATGCCCATATAGTCACTATATTCTGTGGCTTTGGCTGCGGTTGGTTGTAGTTTGCGTGCTTGTTCCTCGGCGAAAGCAGTTGGGTCTGGTGGCTGGATAACTGTGCCACCAGCACCAGTAGCCGCACCTCTCTGATATTGGGTTTCCATTTGAGCAAATTCTGTTACCAGTTTTTTGGTTTGTTGTGGAGAAAACACTTCACCAATGGCGGCTTGTGCGCCACGTTCAAACGGTTTACGCAAATCGATAGGGTTTGTTAAACGGACAGCCGCCCTCTGTGATGCTGCTTGAACCTCTAAAGGATTTTTAGCATAATACTCTAACGCTGTCTGAATATCGGCGCCCTTAATTGTGTCGTCACTATTAATGTAGCCGAGTAAATCTTTGACTTTGGCAATCGTTTTGTCGTCGTTAATTCTGCCAAGTACACCTGGTTTCCACCCAGGGAACGCTTGCGAAAGTTTAGTTTGCAAAGCAACAACTTGGTCTTTCGGGGTTTTTAATATTATTTGCCAGTCGTTTGATAAGTACAAATAAGGGTTGCTCTTGTTGTTGAATACGCTTTTCTCTGGGGCTACCCACTCTGGGTCTATACCGCCAGCGTAAGAAGGTTTTGTTTCAACACTAGGAAGTTTTGGTGTATTGTCTTCTTCAGGTTTAGGTGGCGGAACTGTCGTGGAGGTGGTCGCAGGCATAGTTGTGGAAGTGGTTGACGACGAATTCGAACCATCCTGGGGCATTATTCCAATGACCATTTATTCTCCTACTGTTTCTTCTTCTGGCGGCAAAAACTCTTGTGATAGAACATTTTCCCACAAGTTCTTAAATTCTGGATAAGTATACACTAAGTAAACGCCCATCTGATTTAGGTCAAAACGCATCGGCTCGTTACGTGGATTCTGTCTCCACTTGTTTTGCAAATAAGCGGTATTGTCTACAGTTTTTAACTGAGCCAGTTTTGTTTCACGGAAATCCCAATACTCCAACAAAGCCTTACCAACAGGCGTTTTCGTAATATTTGGGTCTTTAACCATTTCGCCTATTTCAATCATCTCAAACTTGACGCTTGCTTCGCTTTCACCAATTCTTTCTTTAACCGACTTATACATCGGGAACTCGCGTTGAACCTCATCAATTTTTTGTGACATCGCCAAACGATATTCGTCGCTTTTAACTATCTGCTCCTCGGTGTACCCAGCGTCCATATATGTTTTCAAGAATTTTCGTGATTCTTGTTTAACAATGGATTGAGCCAACTTATTTAAAGCAGCATCCTGACGTTTCTTAACATCAGCAGGACTACGCTGCCCTTCTATGCGTTGCATTGTGAACGCTTTCGGGTCGTACTCGCCTGTTTGCGGACCAAGATAGCCGCCTGCTAGCGGATACTCGTCTAATACGTACCTGTTTTTTGTTTGCCATTCAGCGTATTCTTTTGTTGGGATAACACCAGGTTGTGATGTGGTTGACCCAGCCAAAAATGCCCAAGCACTATCACCGTATTTATCTAGGAACGTTGTAACACCCTCATAGTATGATGGTGCTTCGTCAGTGATTTTTCTAAAATCGTCCATAACGTATGCGGAAGCCAAATTTTCTTCACCAATTTCTGTGTAGTAGGTGGTCATTGATGAGGTTGGCAAAACAATTCTGAACAAGCCTTTGAGGAAGATAAGCAAATCTGCTTTGGTGTGTGCTTCTTCGAGTAGCGCTTTTTGTTCAGCGGCTGTTCTTGGTACGTCACCTGAGTTGGATGCGATGTTGGTTAGTACAGCGTTTAGTGTTGATGCTCTTAGTTGGTCGTTTTGTTCTGAGCCGATTAATCCTGCAAGGTTGTCTGCTAGGTCAAGGTTGGTGAATTTGTCTGCGCCAGCCACTAAGCCGACGCCGACACCTTGCAACCATGCTGGCACTAAATAGTCTGCTATACGGCTTTTCATGTTTGGGTCGCCGATAGGGAATAGCAATTCACGGAAAGCCTGTGCCGATTCTGTTTTGGGAATTGCCGAATCGAATAAAAAGCCGCCGACACCAAAAAGCCCAGGTACTCCTGTGCCAACAATGCTTAAACCTTTAGCGTTCATGCTCTCTGATGCGTTTAAACCAAGCAAATTTAATACTGGCTTACTTAAAGGTAGCGCTACTGCTTGTTTCCCGTTTGCATCTGTGTAAAGAATTCCTTGACCCTCTTCTAGCCCAGCCCATTCAGGTAGGTCAACGTTAGTTAAACCTTCTTTTAATAGTCTGCCTTTTTCAATAATGCTTGGGTCGTCTGCAACTGCTCGTCCCCATACCTGCCATTGTTCTTTCCATGCATCGAAGAATGCAAACATGAGATTATGCTTATACCCAGCATAAGTTTTATTTTCGAAGTTGTAAAGAACATCGTCGACTCTTTGATGTCCGTACATTTCTCCCAACAATTCAACTTGTTTAGCCGTTGCAGTACCTTGCGCTCGTGGAAGTTCTAGACGTGCGGATTGTTTAACCCATTGGTCGATATCTGTTTTTTCTAATGCCGCAACCATCTTTGCGGCTTCTTTTGGGTCCATTGCTGGGATAAGTTCAATGACGCGTTGCCATTTAGAATATTGTTGCAATGGTGTTCGAGTAACTTTTTGTGAAGTGTCACGATAAAGTCTAAATGATTGCATCCACCATTGGGTGGTTTGTTGTACCAATTCTGCGCTTATATCGCGGGCAAAAGGCGCAACAGCAGAAGATTTAGGGTTTGTTAAAATTTCGCGTGCAACAAAATCTTTAAATTCCGACGATGCTTCATAAACATTAAATGCTTTATATCTACTGTTTGGTGTCCACGAAGGGGTAACGGAAATTGCTTTTCCGCTTACTTGACCTGATGCAACTGCGCCGACGGCTACAGGGTCAAGTGATGTACGTACAGAAATATCTTCTAAAATAGTTCGCACCCACATTGAAGCGCCTTCGATAGTGTCTAAAGGCAGCGGCGCGGTTCTCATGGCTTCTGACCCCATTGTTTGACGAAGCCTTTCATTAATTCTGTCAAAAAGTTTTCTGAGGTCGCCTGTTAAAAATCTTTCAGGCAAAAGAGCAACAGCGTCTGCGCCACCAGCAAGCATTGCTTTAGCAACTTCAACATATTCTGGGGTTTGAGACATGTGAACAATATCTCTTGCTGTGCCAGTAACCCAATTTTGGTTTTGTTGAGTAAGGACTGGGACCATATCTCCGTCAGCATTTTTTTCTAATTTTGTACGCGGTTTTCCAAATTGGTCAATATCTTTATTGACTGGCGCTGAATGTTGTTGCCTTTCCCAAACCATAACTCGCGGGTCAAGACGTTCTCGCCCCATTAAACCCTCTGCTGTTTCCGCAACGCTGCGACCCATACCTGGTATTAATGTTTCGGCACGCTGGTTATAGGTGTCTAGCAACTTTTTAATTTCTGTTCGAGTTCCGTAATCAAGTTCTGCGTTCATAATGAGTTTTCGGTAATCGTCGGCAAGTTTGGTATCCCCAGCGGCTATTGCTTCATCTAAATATTTATAAAACCCATCTAACTCATCTAAGTTTGTAACAAGTTTTTCCATTTTTTTTGCTGTAACAATAAGTTTTCCAGCGGTTGTGTAATTCAGCGCACCACTTGACATTGAAGCAAGAATCGTTCCCAAAGTCATATCGCCCGCGACATTAAGACGCAGTAATTCGTCTGGGATAACACGTGTAATCATTCTGATAGCAAGAGGCGCACCTAAGGCAATAGGTTTTAATACTGACGCTTGCAGTCTTTCTAAACCTCGAAGAAGTTGGTTATAAACACTTTTTTCGTTAATTAATGTGCCTCTAAATGGTTGATAAAGTTTCCACAAGTTACTTGTTTCACGTATGACTTGTTGCAAATATTTAGGGTTAACCATCATAAACCCTTTAGCCATAAGGTCCGTTGAACGAAGAACTTCGCCTGTGCCGTCATCCAACCAAGTAATCGGATACCCGTTACCGATAGCGTCCATCGACCATTGATAGCCACCATTTGTAGCGCCTTCAAATTTTGCTACATTTGCAATCCATTCATCAGGCACACCTTTTGCTTTTAATGCTGGCGTCAAAATTGTTTGATGAAATTCATTCGCTAAATCAAATCTTCTTCCCATGTCTCCTGTCGCAACGGATTTGATGGCTTTAGACAACATAATATGTTTTTCCGCTTTAGGAACATTCATAACTTCCATTAAACGTTTCATATCGTTGATGGAACTAATTGGGTCCTCAAACGAAAAGAAAGTTATTTTTGGCATCATCGCAAATTGTCGTGTGTGACCAGACGCCCAATAAGCGGTTTGTTTACCTGTTTGATTAATGACTTGTTTTATGAGTCCTGGGACTTGGCGGATGTTGTATAGCGGGTCGCCAGATAAAACGCCTTCACGTAAAATGGCATGAATTTCTTTGGTTGTTACTGCGCGCCCTGCGGTTTTTGCTACATCAACCGCTTCCTGTATTTTGTAAGCCAAACCAATTGGGATGTTTCCAAGGAACGCATCATACATTTCGCCAACGTTTGCGAATTCGCCAAGTTTTGTTAATGTTCTTCTGCCATCAAAGGTGTATGGCATTTCATCAATTTTTATTGGGTCAAAAAGTTTTGCGCCATCATCCAAATCGATAACTCCGTGCAACCTACGAAGACGTGTTGCTTCGTCAACAATTTCTGGGAGCATTAAACTTGGTGGACTATCTACCGCCGATAAGGAATTGCCCGCACCTTTCCATTTTTCTATTTCGGTGCTGGCTGCAGCCTTGAGTGCGTCATCTATTTCTTGTGGAAGTACCGTTCCTGGCGGTAAATAGCCGCCTAAACGTGCTTGTTCTGCTAAAGCAACCCGTCCTTCGATAATTGGATATTTAGGTGTAGCCGATAGTCCTGCTGCTCGACGGTCAGCAGCCCAAGCGTCTTCAATTATTTCTGCAACACGCGCGTCGCGTACTGCTGTTGCCGCGACATCGCTTAAATTAAAAAGAGATTTAATGCTTTTGACAGGGTTGTAGTAAACACCTGGGTCAGTTCCTACTGTCCAAAGAGCATCAACGATTCCTGACATGACTGAAGCCGAATACGAATTTCTATCAATGTAACCTTCTTGGATAAGAGGTTCGATTATTGCTTTTCCAATTGTAAAAGATTGTCCGCCGATTTGCGGTAATGAAGCATCGCGGTTTTTTCTGGCTTCAGTTAAAGCAATACCTTCAGGGAAATATCCGCCGCCTAAATCAACTTCTTGGTTAGGATTGATTGCCCGTCGAGCAATTTGGGTAAGAATGTTTCCTTCGATGACACCTTGTTGAACTTTTTCCCAAGGAACCATTGGTGCAGTCGCTATTCCTAGTCCGCTTCTTTCCGCTGTTAAACCAAGTTCTAATGCTGTTTTTGTAAATTGGGCTGCACCTAAAAATGCTGCGCCAGCGGTTTTTGTTGCACCTCTTAGGGCGCTCGCGGCGGGCTCTGTTATGTCTTTGATGTTGAGTCCCATGCTTTGCGTGCCAATTCTGTCTGGGACAATGAACGACATAAGTTTGAATGGGCTTTGAACAACAGGTAATGCGCCGCTTATTACAGCACCAGGAATACCTTGTAGGTTTGCTGCAAGAATGTCGCCACGCGACAAATTTTTTGATTCTATTCTTGCATCTAACATTTGTTTTAGATACGGGAATTTTGTTCCTAAATCTTCGTAAGGTACAAAAGAACCAGGGTTTCGTACAAGTTTTCCGTCAACAGATGTGTAAGCACCTTTCGATGCGGACATGTTAGGGATGGCTGCCCACTGTTCTTCTGGCAACGAAATAAACAATTTTAATACTTGTGGTTCTGTCAAGTTTAAAAGTTGTTTAGCGTCAGTGATTTTTGGTACTTCAAGGTTGCGCCACAAACCGCCAGGGTCAACTTCGTCCCACCAAGAAGGTTGCGATTGTCGACGAATGTTGAAATCAAGATTTGGTGTTTGCAACAAATCTACAAGAGTCCATTGTTTTGCTGTTGGTGTTGGGCGCATCGCACGGTTACGTGGTTTAACAAGATTTTCTCTGTTGTTGCTTGCGTTGCCTGTTTCTAGTGCGCGACGTGCTGTATGTTCGTGAACTAACCGTGCGTCGATAGGGACATCTGATAGTCCGACTGATGCGGTGATTTCTGGGTTTGTGTATGTGCTGCCGTAAACTGCTGACTCTAAACGTTCAACCCTGTCTGGGGTTATTTCTGTTTCTAAACGTCGACGTTGTTCACGGAAGCGGTTTGCTTCGTTTGCGTCTAGTTCAAGTTGTTCATTCGTTCTTCGCATTAAATAGAAACGTTTTCTAGTTCTAAAATGAGTTGTAGTAGGGCTGTGTTGGGTGTTTTAGAGTAGATGTAACGCACCTGGTTGATGAGGTCTTGGCGTGAACCTGGGGCTGTTCCCATTGGCATTGGTTGTGGAAGGCTTTCCATTCCTGGACCTGCGCCTAACGGGTTGCCTGCGGTGATTGGTTCGTCTGGTCGTTCTGTTGGTGCGGTTAATGGTGTAACTGGCAACGGTTGACGTTGCTGTTGTTGTGCTTGTGGTGGTTGTGGTGCGCCCATCGGTACGGCTTGTTGTGCGCGGCGTTGAGCGCCTGCTTCACCATAGGTTTGCCCTGGGGCTGTTGTTACTGGAAGTTTTTTTGCAGGGTTATTTAAATCTGTTCGGTTTGGGTATGTTGCCATTTATAGTCTTTTCCCTAATGTGAGAACTGCTGATGGTGATGGGGGAAGTTGTGCTGCGCCTGCTTCACCACCGCCCAGTTGTGATAAAAGTTGTTGAATGTCTGGTGGACCTGCTGGTGCTGTTTGCATTTCTGCGCCCATTCCTGGCATTGCTAATCCTGGCATTGTTTCTGGTGCGCCTTGTGGAGCCATTGCTGCTTGCCGTTCTTGTGCACGTTTCTGTGTTAGTTGTACGGCTTCGTATAGGGGTTTGTTTTTTTCGATTGTGAGCATTGAAAGGTACGCGAGGTCGTCAGGTTGATATGGACCATTAGGGTCGGCTGCTTGAGCCTGGATACTAGACAAGAGTGCCGCTTCCATGGATTCGGCTGCGATGCGGTCTTTTTCAAGTTCTGGGTCTGTGATGAGTGGGTCTGCTTCTCGTGCCGATTCTTTCGACATGAGACCAGTACCAAGACGTTGACCAAGACCAACGATGAGACCATTAACGTCTGTGCCTGAAGAAGGATAGTTAACATAGTGGAAGTCCGTTTCGAATACTTTGTTGGCAACATAGTTTGTCATTCCGCCAGATACTCGACCTGGAATGAAGAACGATTTTTTTTGTGAACCCCAATATGCTTTTTCGATTGCGATAGCAATTTTGTCTTCTTCGTATAGTGCTTGTTCGAATACTGCTTGTGTTTCTTGTACACGGAAGTCAACTGTTGCTGATAGTACGTTTTCTCCGCGGCGTCCTGTGCGGATGTTTGAACCTGATTCGCCGCCGAACTCTGCTGGGATTGCGCCTTCTAGTCGTTCTTGTCGTTCTAGTCTGTCTAGTGCTGTGTCGGTTTTGTAGCCTGGGTTTGTTTGTAGTTGTTGGATGTCTCCGCCTTTGACTACACCTAGTTGTCCTGTTTTGCCGTCAGCCATTTGAATGATTTCTGGGTTTTCGCCTGCGCGTGCTACTAGGTATTCGTCTGGGAAGATGCCGCGTTCGATAGCGATTTCTGTTAATGCTTGTAGACGAGCGCGTGTGAAGTACATTCCTAGTACGCCGTCGTATTGTCCGCGTGGTGTGTCTAATGAGATGCGTTGTGGGATTACTGTTAGTGGCATTCCTGTTCTGTTTGGCATGCGTTCTAGTTCGATTGTTTCTACGCCTGCTCGTTCTACTGGTTGCATTTCTGTTGTGACTGGTGCGCCAATTACGCAGATAACTATTTCTTGGTCGTCTACATATTCGAGGAGTGTGAAGCGGGTGTCGAATGAGATTTTGCCCATGCGAAGTTTTCCGACTACTTGTTCACCGTAGTGGTCGATTAGCCATTGCGCTGATTTGGTGTATGTGAAAATGCAGTCGTCTGGTACTAGGTTGTCTGGGTCTTCTGATGCTGCAGGGTAGGTGTCTAGTGGGTTTCGTACAGCCCATGTTGGTTGTAGTTTGGAAAAGTTTGGGCGGATTACTACTGGTGCTGACGAGTATGCTAGGAAGTGTCTTGCTCGGCGACGCATTTTTAGTGCAAGTTTGTTTTGGTCCCAGTATGATAAAATAATTTTTTTGCGTAGACGCGCCATTTCTTGTGAGTCTGCGTTGCCTGGTTTTAGTGGTGGGAAGAATGGCATTGGCATGGTTGATGCAATACGCATTGATGTTTGGTCTAAGCCTTGTACTAGTAGGTTGGCTACGTTTGTTCGTGCGTTGCGGTCTAGTTCTGATAACGGGATTACGATGTCTCCGTTTGCGAGGTCGCGGATTTCGCGCATTCGGCGCAGGATTGGTCCTTGTGATTCTCTGCGGGAGTTATATAGCGAGACGATTTCTTCTACTGTGTGCACTTTGCGTGGAACTCCTGTTGGGTTGTAGTTGTTCTACAATACTACGTTAGCATCCATGATGGGCGCCATTGTCTTGGCGGAAGTTTTACTCCGCTGACTGTAGGGAAGTGTAGTTCGGCAAACCAGTTTGCCATTACAAGGTCGGTACCATTTTTTTTGTCGGGGGTCCATTTGGTTAGTTCGTCGACGAGGGCTAATGTTTTCCAGTTGCCGCGCATGGTTGGTAGTCGTACTGCACCTGACCTGTATAGGGGTGGGAGTAGTGCTTCGATGCCTAGTTTTTCGTCGAATTTGTTGCGGTGTGTGGTGTGCGGGATGATGTTGACCATTTGTCGGGTTTGCCATTTGCGTACGAAGTCGTGTGCTAACAGGAATCGTTGGGCTGCGTTGACTTCTACGACGACGTGCGAGACTGGGTAGCCGTATTGGAAGGCACGGTTGGTCCAGTCTTCTAGGATGCCTGTGTATTCGCGGGTTGTTGTGTTGTATCCGAGGAGTTCTTCGGCTGTGAGTTTGATTCGTTCGACGTCTATCAAATATCTGAGGTTTGTTGTCGGCTGGTAGAGCCACCATTGGATGCCCCAGAACTGTGACGGGGATGGGTCGACTGTGATGATTGAGATTACGGGTGGGGCGAGTCCTTCTGGGATTTGTCCTGGGAGTCTTTCGTTGTCGATGCATCCTGCGTATAGAACACCGTCGTTTCCTAGTCCGCCTGTTATCCATGTGCGGTTGATTAGGTTGGTGTCGGCGGCGTCGTCTTCTTGTTGGTAAACAATTTTGAATGTTTTTGGGTTGCTGTAACGGATGTACGATAAATCTTTCCAAGATAGACGTTGCGGGTCTAGTAGTGGTCCTTCTGGGTATGGTTTGGCGTTGTATTTGCGGCTTTTAGGTCCGTCGTCTAGTTCAGAATAATATGCTTTGTAAACAATGTGTTTGTATTTTGATGATTTGGTTGGTTCTGTGGACGCTAATGATTCGGGTGTGGTGGAGTCTGTGCCGTCGTAGTTGTCTTCGTCGATGTCGTAAGCAATTTTTGCTAAGCAATGTGCGTATAGGTCGCCTGAGCCGAGTCTTTGTCCGACTACTGCTAGTAGTCCTGCTGGGTCTACTCGTGCTTCTGCTACTTGGTCCCATCTTTCTAACAGTTTGTCTCGTGTTGAGCCTTCTCTGGCGTTGTCTACGGATGCTACGTCGTCGAATAGGCATAGGTCTGCTCGGTGTCCGATGTATTCTGAGTCGATTCCGTATGCGCGGACGGTGGGTTCTTTGTTGTCTAACCCGTTTCCGTCTAGTTGTTCTACTACGAATTCTTCTGCACGCCACAAAGCACCTTTGTCGGATGGTTTAAATCTGCCGTAGTCGATGGACAGGCATCCTTCGGCGTTTACTGCTAATCCTTTTTTAACTATTTCTGGGTCGGGTTGTATTGGTGCTGGTCTTTCGAGGGTTTCTCTGATGCGTCGGGAGTATTGTTTTGCCATTGCTTGTGAAATGGAGCCAATCATGACGCGGATTGCACGGTTGCGTACTATTGCCCATACTGCTACATCGTGGAATAGGGTTGATTTGCCTGCACCTGGTGGGACGTTTAGGACTACGAATTCTTTTTCAGGGTTTTCTAGTAGGTCTACGAGTGTTAGTGCGGCTTCTACTTGCCATGGTGATGGGACGCGACCTAAATAGTGGCGGCGAAAGAAGTCGAAGTCTTGTAGTCCGCGTTGCGCTTCTGGGCATAGGCGTGTTAAAGGTATTGCTGGGGGTAGGTCGGTTGCTTCGTCTAATGCTTGTTCGTATTCTTTGTGTTGTTTGCCGCCTTTGTTTCCGCGGGTGCGGGTTGCTTCGAGGACGGCTTGGTCTAGTTTTGCTTTTGCTGCTTTAGATTTTGTTAGCCAGTGTGAGCCTGTGTTTATGTGTACGCCTGCGATGCGTGATGCTTCTGTGATTGATGAGCCTGCGGCTATGGCGGCGAAGAAGCGTGCTTTGTCTTCTGGTGGTACTCGTCGTTTAGTTCCCATTAAGGGAGTGTACTACTTTTTGTTTGATTTAGATTTTTTAAAAACTTCTTTAGTGTAGCGTTTAGCGCCACGTTCCCAAACATCGGAAGGGAATTTGCTGGACACTTCGCTTTCGCTAATAACATCCAACACAGAGTTTTCAAAATCCTTATATTTAGAAAAATCTTTTGCAGAAAACCCGCCTCCGCTTTTACCATATTTTTTCTCAATATACGCTTGAGCGCCTTTTGACTGGTCGTTCAAATCGGCTTCCATAACCATGTTTGACTGACGGCGTTTCTCTGCTTTGTCATTATCTTTGCTAACAGACTTTTTATAGTCAGCCAAAGAACCCATGTAATCAACTTTTTTCATAGTTATTTTCCTTTTGTGACGTTAATCGGCGTAACTTGAAGATTTACCGCCACCGCCGCTGCTCTTCTTTTTTTTCTTTGGGACACTAGGTGTAATCAGTGTACCACCAAAACTTTCACGGCTGCTCTTCGAAGGCGAAGGCGTACTCTGATAATTAGACCTATACCCTGGCATAGACTTGCCGCCTTTGTCCTGTGGCACACCCGTATATGACGGACCATTCGATTTATTGTTATTGTTTTGAATTTTATTAAAAAAATCACTAACAGGTTTTGTAGTTTTTGACAACTCTTTACCCAAAGTTTGCATTATCCAAGAAATTTCCGATTGATTTGGCGGCTTAGGAGAACTACGTGTCACACCCAAAAATCCTGTATCCATCAATTTTTTGTTGCGGGCATCATTCTCGGCAACTGCTTTACGTCCACGTTGCGGAGTAGGTTTACTGTCATCAGATTTGTTTTTTGCCATGTTGCAAACATACTACACACCTGCTAACATTTCAACATACCCGTCGGGAGATGGCAAACAACTTTAAAAACACAGGGCTGTACACCACTTGCAAGGTGCGGGGCAACAACACCAGGAAACTGGGGTAGACCCCCAATCATCGAATTAGGGGAGCAGCGTAAACAACGTACAAGTTTAAACATGGTGTCGGCTAAAAGAATCGGCTAACGGCTACCAACCCTTAAGGGTGAAACGTGGGGGAAAGCAAACCCACGCCCACACACAACCAATCTTTTTTTACCGTTTTTTTCTACAACCAAAAGAGTGAAAATGTACAGCGACGATAACATACCCCCCCCCAGCCCCACA